TTGCTGTTCAGTTTCAATGAATTGTTGCATCTGTTGTAATTGCTGTTGAAGTTCCTCTATTTGAGGATCAGCTTCTGAATTAACAAACCTAGAACCATCCTTAAAACCAAGATGTCCAAATACTTCTTTTACTATCTCTGGTACATTAAACGTCTGTACAACTCCGGGAAGTTCAGCCAATGCGGTAATTCCCATCATAAGACTCTGGATCTTCTTCATAGGATCTGTGGCATTTATACCAACATTAACCTTTAACAATACATCCTGCCTAAGAAGGTCATCCATTAATGGATCAATATCAAACTTAAATTTCTTTTGTGCCACTTGTCCGGCAACCGCAAGTATTACTTCATCAGTCTCATAGTACTGTTCAAGCCTAAGCAATTGAGACATTACCTTTTCCACCCATGATTCTGAAAAAGTTCTAAGCACATACTCAGTAATAGTAGAGCTATTACCGGCCAGTAGGTTCATACCTCCCACTGTTTCATTCAAACTTCTGGCACCCTGTACTGTAGATGTAGAGAAGTTACCTTGCAATTCATCGAAATCCATATTGATTCGATCCTGTTCTGCGTAGGCCGAACTTGTTACATCTCTAGTTTCAATAACTCTTACATCTTGATCCGGGTCATCCATCTCAACCGCACCACCAGGCACAGATCTGAACAAGGCATCTAAATCTATATTCCTATCCCTTCGGATATGGTACCTTTTGTTCATTACCAGCTTAACGTTATCAAAACGCTGATTCCATATCTCGTTAGCAGCTGCCTGCAACTCTTGTGTCAGTTGTACTGTACCAGCTGGATATATTTTATGAGCTTCTATATTAACATAGCCCATTACATATGGCCTTTCATTCTCACGTAACCATGGATACATTTCTAACAATGGTTTGGCATCAGTTAATAGATGCTCTGTTCCAGCAGTAAAGAAACACCAATCTATTCCATCCTTCCTTACTATATTCTTATGAATCCAGGTTATCTTATAATCTGTTATTTCTCCATAACCAGCACTGCTATCTAATGGATCCATCCTAGGCTCATCCCTAGTTAACCTAGTAGCATTATCATTTTCCCTATCTTCTACATTGAGCAACACAGTTGGATCAACATAATTCCATTCACCTTCATCCATCTTTTGCACAACATCCTGTATAAACATTGGAATAAGATGTATAACATATGGGGAGGAATGCATTGGATCCGCCCAATCAGACGCAGGATCAATCCTTATGTTTTCTGGAGATATTAATTCTATGACTGGCTTATCATTAAGTGATGTCATTTGTTTCTGAACTACTGGATTTCCCTCCATATCAACCACTGGAGCATCCTTGCCATCTACCTCTATATAACTTTCCTCTTTCTCTTCAAAGTCCCAATATTGATGAGAAACACAAATTCCCTGAACAGCTGCGTCCTGCAAAGCTGCAGTCATAGTTTGAAACCATGGTATAGTATGTGTAAGCCTATACTGCAGTATTGACTGGTCAACCACAGCGGCAGCCGCCTGCATAGGATCATTAGGATTTCTAGCAGTTACATTAATAACATCTTCATTAGTAAAAAATGCAACAGACATAGCAGATTGAAGATTACGAACAGCAGTCCTAGTCTTTGGCCTAAAGAACTTAGACCTCTTAGCATAAGCATCTGTATTATACTTAGATCCTGCAGGATGATAGCTGTTAAAAAGAGATAAACTCTTATCCCATTGAAATCTAAGATTGGCATCAACCCAATCAGACGAGCTCTCATAGGCCTGCCTAGCTATCCTTAACCACTTGTCTTCAGTCTTACCCTTCTCAGAATTAGGATCCTCTATGCCTGGATCAGGCGGAAGATCGGCACCTGCTAAAGGTGGTTGTGGGTTAATTAAAGACATTAACTTCTATCTCCGTCAAGTTGACCTTTGTAATCCATAGTTAGATCCATGTATCTATCCTGATTAAACTCACTTCTATGTTGTCTATATCGCTCTAATATCTCACCACCAGCTCTAGTAACAGATCTATAGTCATTATCTATTTTATCTTCATGTAGTACGAATCCCCAATTACCAGATAAAAGCATAGACTTCACAGTTACTACACCATCCATAGTATTTACAGCCCATAGCCATCCAGGATACTTTTTCTCAAGATGTTCCGCAACATTTTTTGCTGTAGTATAATCCGAAGGTATAAACGTATCACCTTTTTCTAGTTCCATACTTATTCCTTTTCTTTGGTTTATAGAATACCCTTCGCCCATCATCAAATTCATATTGCTTAACTGGGGCACTCAATTCTGGATCAATTTTGTATGCTAACTCAGACCAATTATATTGCGATTCTTTTTGTTCCATTATATTACCTGCACTGGTGGCAAAAATTTAGGCGCTCTGTGTTGTGGATCAGGTACTTTACCCGCGAGAACTAATTCTCCTGTAGTTGGATCAAAACTAAATGTCTGTTCAACGCTCGGTCTAGTATCTACAATTGAATCCCATGCTTCTGTAGCGGAATCCCAATCTCCCACCCAGTTATCCCAAACGACTTTATCGGGACTTAGGTCTAAAGTGCCAGTAGGAACTATAGCGAAGGAATCCCTAAATACATAAGGAACAAATAACGTAGTACTCATTGACGCGGAAGGAACATAAGTCAACCGCATAATATCTACATCTGGCGTGGCTCCCGTTATCGTTAATGTATTAACGCCGGGAAGAACATTCTCTCCAATAGTTATAGTTGGAGTGGCGAATGTACTTGGAGGGTCATTCCAAGAAGTTGTTCCAGTAGACCAGTTTCCAGAATAGGAATTCCACTCGTAAGATTTATAAATCTCCATCGTGGCTGTCGCTGGAGAATGAGTGCTACCAACAGCAACCGAAGGATCAAATCCTTGCTCCCAATAATCCGTGGCTGATGCCCAATCACCGCCATAACTTGCCCAAGTATTGAGAGATATATTGCTTTTTATGGAAGCAGTCGTAGGCGTAAAGATATAATCTGTGCCAAATGATGGAACAGAAGTGGAAAATGTTACAGTTCCCTGTGAAATTGTTATAGCAGTGCCAACAGAAACGGAAGGAACATTAATATTTGGAGATGCCCAAGTTCCTCCAGCATCATCCCAAGTACCCGAAACTAAATTCCAAGCATATGTTGTTACAAATGTAGCATCTGCTTTAGCAGGAACTGCACTTTGCCCAGCGCTTCTTATTGGAATAGAACCAGTTAAAGTTAAATCGGCCTTTGCAGGAAATTCTGCCTCACCTTCCCATGACTCTGTATTGGAGTTCCAATCACCTCCAGCATTAAACCAGTCACGCGCCATTTAGAAATTCCTCTCAGCAAGTTTTGATTGTCATCAAAGGCTCTGAAGCAGACAACCATTCATCTTCATATTCTGTACCGTCATGTTGATCAAGAACAATGTTGCCAGAAATACTTATTCTGGGTTCATACGACATATTCGGCTCGACATAATGTTCTAAATAAGATGGGAAAATAATAAACTCTCCCTCGATAGCAGGAACAATAATGTTCTCTTTTGTTTTAGGATCATCTGAATTTTTAAGCAAGTGATGTTCATGCGTCATCTTTCTCATAACCCTTGGATCAACTATTACTAGATTTCCACTATCTCTAGGAACTTTTATGTAATAGATAAAACTAAAATTTACACCTGCATGAATATGTTGTTTGTTAGCATCTTTTGGTCTATTTACATTGGGCCACATGTTGCATATTTCAACATGCAAGTCCTCTCTAAAGTTATACCTATTTAAAATAAACCCTAGATTCTCAGCCCAGAAATCAATTACCCACCTGAAGTCCTCATGATTCAATAGAGCGTAACTTCCTTTCCACCCCTCAAAAGACGAGACAGATTCTTGTGTGCTCTCCATCGCTAATATAATACGAGCCAATTTCTCATTATCTATACCATTGGCTTGAATAGTAAAAATCTCAGTAGGAAAAATACTATGTATTTGCAACTGCTCGGATATCCTTCTAGTAGGCATTTTTATTCATCTACATATTCCAACCACGTGGTCAAAATATATTTAGTTTCTTTCAATGGCGGATTCCCCCTATGAGGATGAGTCCACCCAGCAGGAAATAAAACCAATTTACCTTCTATAGGAGAAACCCTTATACGCTGATATAGAAATTCTGTTTCTCCTCCATCTTCTATAGTATTCAAATATAATGAAGCAACTAACATTCTGCGACAGGTAAGAAAATTAGCACTATCGCAGTGCCATACATGAAACCCTTGGGATGGTTCTGTTTTTTGTACCCTAACATACGGAGACATTTTATGCCTCATCAATGTGGATAAAATTCCATATTCCTTCGCATAGACATCATAACATTTCCACATTGTTTCTGAAAACTCTTTCAACAATGGACTGTCAGCACCTAGTATAGCCGACCCTGCTTCTTCAAAAGGCAAATGATCACTGTCATCACCACCCATAAAGTATGTAGAATCATCTTTATATATTTTAGAAGAGCCCTCAGATTCTTCTCTCGTCCAAATCTTTCCTCTTCCTTCAGATTGAATTTCTTTTACAAATTCAAACCTTTGGATAATTCTTTCGCAATACTCTTTGCTGGCAGCATTTGCAAAAATACCTATAAAATTATTCACTACTTGAATGGCTCCCCCAAACACCACATTGATAGGGAATGCCTAATGCCGCCAGTTACAGGAGTTACTCTATGATAATGATACGATGGAAAAACTATTACAGAACCCTTCTTAACAGAGGGAGAAATTATCTTATTC